AGTACTAAACGCATCCGTCGGATTATACTGGTCAGTCTTTTCCAAATCAGGAATCAACTTAGTTTTAAGAAGATTAAAAAGTGTTTCTTCGTTTAAATTGATAAGAAGTCTTTTCTTTTCAATTGATAACATTAACGTAAATGTTTGAATTTATCTCCCAAGTTATTGATGAAGTTTTCTTCTTCAATTGAAAGTAAATCTCTACACTTAGCTAACTTATTAAGACTATCCCAAAATCTTTGGTCGTTAACATTTGGTCTACGAACACCATTGTTCTTACCTGTGGTTTCTGTGGAGGATTGAATGTATCCATCTTCTTCTAATATCTCAATTAGTCTATCTCTTTCACTTTTACTACAAGCGTCGATAAACTCACTTGGGTCGATGTCAATTTCTGTACTAAATTCTGGCATAATATTATTTTTTTCCTTCTATTAGAATGGTTTTTAATGAGTCTGCTTTCTTTAATTCAACTTCTTTAACAATGTTAACATTTTTTTCAGCTCTTAATTTTGCTAACTCTTTTTGTTGGAAGAAGCAGATAACCAATAAAGCAATTGCACCACCCATTGTGATGTTCTTTTGATTATTTTTAATAAATTCTATCATACTATTTGTTTTTACAATTCTTCAACAATCCCTAATAACTCCGCTAACCCTAATAGTATTGCAGTGTTGCCAAATTGTTCGTTAAATAAAAACCAACAAGCTGTCAGTCTTAACACACTCTTGACTAAACTAATCCAAAAATGTGAATTACTTTTTGATTCTTTTGGTTGCATTTGTTTTCTTTTTAAAACTTTTCTTCAATGTATAAATTATCTCATCAACCTCATTGACTGCCATCCCAAGACCAAGTGAAACTTCACTTGATAGTTGGAAATTTTCGTTATCTCCAAGTTTAAGATATCTTAAAGATTCTTTACGAAAACCTAACGCTTGTCTTTTAAGGTCTTCTTTTTTGTTTCTTAACTCTGCATATACTTTGTTAAGAGTTCTTTGGTCGTAAGTAAGTGCTTTCATAATAAAAATATATTAAATTATTTTGAAGATTCCAAATAATTGTGAATAAAATTTATTCTTTGACCAATCCAATACATAACATTAACTGTCATTGAATTACCCACCGCACCTTTTACATTAGAATAACTTGGTTTTTTCCCGTTGATTTCAAAATCTAAATAACCATCAGGAAACCCTTGTAATCTTTCTAGTTCTCTTTCAGTAAATGTTCTGATACCATTATCATCCACCCAATAGTTTGAGGTAGATACTTTACCAAACCCATCAACCAATGTTCTTGCATAGGATTTGGTTACCGTACCAGCGAGTTTAATTTGTCCGAGAATATTTTTGGTGTACTCATCCCTCTTGAGTTTATTCTTTTCTTCAACGCTTTCAAAACATCCTTCTTCAAATAATACTGAGAATGGGACTCTCCAGTCTTTTCCACGATATCCGACAATATAGATTCTTTTGCGTCGTTGGGGAACTCCGAAGTATTGCGAGTCGAAAACCCTATAAGCGATTGAGTAATTTTCCCCTTGGACAACCCCTTGTTTTTCGATGTGTTCAGGTCTGAAGTCAACTCCTGTGAAAGAGGAGATGATTTGACATAAGGCTTTTTTGTGTTGACTTTTAAAAACGCCTTCGACATTTTCCCAAATGAACCACTTAGGTCGTTTTTCTTTAAGAATTTGTCCATAGCTAAGGGCGATTTGACCACGGATATCATCCATTCCTTTGTTGAGTCCTGCATCGGAAAAAGATTGACAAGGCGTTCCTCCGACCAATAAGTCGAATTTTGTTTTTTTGTACGTTTCATTTGTGTTGAGTTTAGTGATGTCAGTAAATAAGGGTGTGTTTGGGTAGTGATGTGATAGAACTTGTTGTGGGAACTTTGCAAAGTCACATACACCTTTACATTCCCAACCAAGTGGTGACCAAGCTACGGTAGCCGCTTCGATTCCACTGCAAACAGATAGGTATTTCATTGTGTTATAGTTTAGTTAAACAAATCTAACAATAAAAAAATAAAATTGAAAATTTTTTTGAAATCTTTTAAAAGATATTGTATAATTAACTGTAAATCAATTAGTTATGATTTCGTATTTTTCTTTTTTCCACACCAAATATGGATATTCTTTCAAACGTTCACATAAAATTTCCATAGCATTTTCGAATATTTCTTTGTTTACTGGTGTATTTGCCTTTCCATATGCTTGTACGAATGAACCTCTTCGATATTGTAAATTAATTCTTTTTCTACCATACGATAACGCAACATAAATGTATAATGCTCCGTGAAAAAATTGTTTGGACATACAGTTCTTCATCAACGTTCCTTCGAGAATAAAATCATCTTCAGATAAAATTACTTTTGGTATATAAACATTATCACCAAGAACAATTGGTTCTTCGATTGCATTAACAACATCATCTGGTATGTTGTACTTTAATTTATAACCGAGGGATAAATGTTTTTTAAGTAAGGACCATTCACTTATCAAGTAATCAATATCATCGGGTCTCCTCAATTTGATTTTTAAATCATATCCTCTTTCTTCTAAGTAATGTCTAAGGGTAAACAAATCTTGAATAACACTGAATGGACTCTCTATTCTATCGTCATCTACCATCCACTTCTCCAGCACCTTTGTTAATGCTTCTTTCTCCGCATCATTCTTACATACAAATGTTTTCTTAGGAGTGTTTTGAACACTACAAACTGACCACCAATCAAATCGTTTGATGTATTCAATATAGTTGTCACCAAACAATTTACAAAGAAAACTTAAACATTTGATATTAACTTTACCATATTTGTTTGAGGATAATGCACCCACCAAATACTTTGATTTGATACCGTAAGAATCTAATATCGCAGGTAAGAACTTGTTGTCGTTTAATTTAAGATATTTCTTTTTTGGGTACTCGTCCATAATGTTTAGATAAACATTATCGTGGAATTTAATTCCTTTTTTGTGTAAATGAAAATCAACAATCAAATCAAATAAAGGATTGATTTTGGTTTTCTCATCGTAAGTTTTATTCTTGATGAACTCGTCGTCTACATTTGATAGTAATTCATTTTTAATATGGGTAAAGATGGTCTCAGTAATTCTTTTGTATTTGACTCCCCAATAGTTTAATCTTTTCTCACCATAGTAAAATCCCCTATCAACTAAATCACACAACTTATCGAAGTTGTTCTTTTTCACTGTTAAAACTGATTTAACAGATTCACCATTCTTTATACGGTCATTTTGTAATCTATAGGTTACCTGTATATCACCTGTTACCTTGTTGATTACTAATTCGTGACAAAACCTTAATTTATTACCGTCACCGAATCTGGTGTAGTTAATGTAGAAGTCCGCGTAGTAAACTAATGTGTTATCATCGGAACCGAGTCTTAATTCACAAGTTGAACTTGATTGTTTATTTCTCTCTACCTTTTCTTGAAAATAATGTTCGTGTGTTATCATCTACATAAAATGTAGACAATAACATTTACATTGTGTAGTTAAAATAATCCTAATACATCATCAGTAGGAAGTGTTGTCTTTGTAACATCTATACCATTGATAGTTAATGGGATAACTCTTTTTTCAATTGATTTGATTGAGTACTTATATTTTGAAATTCTTCTTTTTAGTGCGTCCAATGCATCCTCAAAGTGTTCTGGTGGGGTTTGATTACAGAAATATCTCGATTGTGTACAAGTCTTATCTCTAACATCGAACTCATTAGTAACTCTTTCATTACCAATTACACTGTCAGCTCTTAATGATACAATTATAGATATTTCTTTATTTGAATATGATGCAACACAATGATGCATATGTGAACCCTCCTCAGAATATTCCATTTCCTGTTTCAATAATACAGGATAGTACATTCTATATTTTTCCATACTTGGGTAGATACCGTCCAATTCCCAAACTTTAATTGGTTCTTCAATCATTGAGATTAGTTTCTCATCAAACACGTACTCAATCACACTACCCTTTTTTATCAATCTATCGAGACGTGACAACTCTAAGTGTTCGTTATGAAACTCTTGCCAATTCTTAGCTCTCAACATCATATCAGGATAATAATCCCTCAACTTTTTAATCATTAAAAAATGGTCATCAATCTGATTTAATTGACTGTTTAAAACGGTATCCATTCTATGATTGTTTTCATTTACCGTTGCGTACTCATTAAATAATTTAATTAGATTATATTTCTCGGTATCGTTTAAATAAAACGTGTTATCGTATGTGACCTTTTCTTTGTAGAAATTATTAGTGTAAGGTGAAATAGTCTTATCTGACATATCTTTACAAAAAATATCAACATTAATATTTGATAGATACTTGAACATCTCCTCACCGAAATATCTTTTTAATCTGAATAGACTTATAATATCGATATCAGGATTTTTATGTAGAAGTTTAATTGTTTGTTTAGATTTAATTCCTAATCTATCTAATATTGCCGCAACTAATTTATTATCGTTCTTTTTAAGAAAGGGCTTTGTTGGGTAACAAAACGTAATTAAATTTCTGTAATTATCAGGAGCCTTGATACCTTTAATCATCACGAACAAGTCGATTAAATTGTTATATATCCATTGGTTAGAATCTTTTTTCACACCATAATTTGGTTCTATTGTTTTATGGTTTTGAAAGGTATTAAAGAAATGATATAATGTTTCAAAGAAAACCTTATCACTAAATTCTTCAGATAGTTCTTTTTGTATCTTTATTGAAGTTTTAAAATCGTTATTAGTGATAAACTTGTCCACCCTACCACCAAAATGAGTTAATAAAGAATCTAATGACATCCACAGATTAGCAAAAGTATTCTTTCTGGCTTTCATTACGTTTGAATTGTAAGCCTTCTCAAATGTTGTAATATCACCTGTCTTTAAGTTTAAACAAATTCCATTGATAGTCGTTGCTTTTTTAAAGTACTTACAATTTACAAATCGTTTCTTTGTTTGGGAATATAGTTTAATCGTTAATTTATCTCCATTTTGTACTATTGACCTTTCGTAATAATATGTTTCAATTGAACTAAATGCTCTACCGAAGTGCCGTTTTATTTGTCTATCATTTTTTGTGTAATATGCACCGTTTTTTTTAAAGTACCCATTTAATTGTACATTAATACCGGTAGATTCAGGAGAATAAAAAAACTTAGTGTTCTTTTTTCTCATTTCCGACTTATTCTCTAATTCAATTGTATGAGTACTATATGAACGTACGAATATATTATTCATAGATTCACTGTCGAAATCCCAATTATCTACTTTGAAGGTATTAAATGCGTTGTTTTTCGGTTTTTCAGAAAGCTTACAATAATCCCTGTATGGATGAATTTCGGAGAAGGAGTACCTCTGAACAAGAATTTCTTTTCTCATATGAATGTTTTATTAGTAGAATTCAAATATAGGAAAAAAACTGGAATATCACTATTTATTTAAAAAC